CCTGCAATAGTTGCAGTCCATTGAATATCGGGCAAAATACGTTGTGCTAGGGTATTTTTTGGAATATCTTTCCTTCTAGGAAAAGTTATTGTATACATTGGATTACCTGCGTCATCTCGGGCAATAATGCCTTCTCCTGTTGTTGTATTTTCTACTGTCGAAGCAAGTACGCTTTCCACCTCTGCAACAGCTAAACCAATACCTGTATCGGTACCTGGAACTTTGTCTCTCAATGCAAGCAATCTAAATACGCTTTCAGCCATACGTGCTTTAAGATAATGCGTTGCTTGAATAACATCAATGAACTCACCACTAGTTGCTACCCCTTTCGAGTTCAATAACAACCCTGCTTCATTAATATAAGTAGAAGCGTTTGCAGCATGAATACGATTAATCATTGTATTATCATACTTTACAGCAGGTACACCTTGTACATTTTTGAATGTCCATGTGTATGCCCCAATTTTCTTTGGTGCACAAACACCAATAAGCCCTTCAGCTACATACGTATTAGGTTGATCATGAACTACAAGGAATGCATTATCATATAATCCTCTTAACTTTTCAGCTAGCTCAACATTTGACGTTGTAGCACCATAAATTTTATCTTTAGTATTAGTCCATTCAGCTAAGGCAGTGATTTCCTCATCTCCTTGCTCTGGACTTACAACATAATAGAAGTCGTTGTGTGTTTTAATTAATTCGTTTAGAGATGATATTAAGGCAGTTGGCTCTGCAGTTGCTGAATTATAAGCAACACCAAAAACAGCAATTTCCGTTGGCCTTGGATTTTGACCAAACATACGTGATAGTAATTTATATTCATTTGTTGTTTCTTCAAAATCCTCTGCTACACTTTCTATCCCTGTATATTCCTTGTAATCTATAGCTTTACTAGTCGCTAATAACAAAGGTAATCCAAAACCTTTTTCAGAAATCGGCTTTGTCTCTCTTGAAATTTGCACATCAACATAGCGCATTTAATCACCTTCCTAGTTTCATTTCTACTTCCACTTTGTCGAAGTAATCTATATCGTGTTCTTCAATATCAAGATAACGAATGATTACATCAAATCCCCACTTTTCATCATAGGAATCTAACAAAAAGGTAGTACGGTTTGTTACATCAGTTAGATTTACTATTGCAACATTAATCTCATCTAAAAATAAAGAACCTCGCCACTCAAACCACTTTCGAAGTTGAGTAGCCACTTCAAAAGCGTTATCATGCGAAGTTCCATAAGTGTGAAAAGAAATAGTTGCATTGCGTTCTTGTATTCTGGTTTCTGATAAGGAATCAGGCTTATTAACGTGGGATACATCTTCTTGCCCTACACCTTTGCGGTCACCTATTACTTTATAAGTGGCATAAGGTAATTTTGGTATATCACCTGTTTGATCTGCCCTTATAATCGTTAAATCAGTGTCATCCAAGAGCTGTTTGCGAATTAATTTAATTAAATTCACTTTTCTCGCCACCTCAGCAAATATATATTGACGTCAGTATATACAGAATAGTCTTTAAAAGCTTGAAGAGTGTATTTTTGCCCATTGTACTCTACCTTTGTACCTTCTGGTATTTGATCTATGGTTAGTAGTTTCTTTTCTTTCACTGTATATGTGCCGTTTTCCGCATACTTTAAATCGTCATTGCTGAGAGGCAAAATAATCCCTGTCATTTCCTTAGGTATTTCTTGCCCCGTAACCCATTCTCCGTCAACATAGTCACCTTTGCCTTGCATATGGGCAATAAAAGGCACCCCTTGCGATTGGATGACAGAACCAAACAGCATTTTTTCAGGCATTAACGTCTCACCACCTTGCATGTGATCCTTTGACGCAACCCCCCTGTATCAATCAAAGGGTTACTAGACCCTTTTTTTGCAATTGTAGCAGGTGCATTTGGTGGGCTGTTTATATCCGTTAGTTTTTCCTGAATGTCACCTACCATTTTGGCACCAAGACGTTCACATAACATTTGAGCGTTTATCCGACCATTTATAACATGTTCCATTTGTTTTCTCATAAACTTGAACCATTCGTTATTCTTATCATCGAAAGTAGACCTCAAGAAAGAACGTTCAGGAATTACAATAGAACCTCTTTCTTTACGGATAGTAATACCAAATTCTTGTACTCCTGCGATCATGACATATTCAGTGCCCGAACTACCGAAAATCCCTACTTCGATATCATACTTTTTCAAATCCTTCAATGACTGAATCACACGTGGAATATTGTTATTCCGACTAATAATACGGACTCCCATTTATATCACCATCAAATTCAAGTGTTTTTTTGGCTTATTTTCTAGCTCAGCTAAATCTTCTAAAATTCTTTGGTATTCTTGACCGTATTTAGAAGACAATAGCCCAATATTTTTGTTTGGATCACTGTATTGGCGCTCAATAACATCTACTTTTTCACGAATAATAGCTTGTTTTGGCTCCCCAGATAAAATAGCTAAATGTGCAGCTAAATAACGTGTAAGACGCTCATGATGTGCCTCTGGAACGCCTAAAGAGGACACTTCCAATGAAGCATCCTCAATATATAACTCCAACCGCATATCAGAAATAACCTCAAATTCGGTTCCTAGTAAGCGCACACGTTCAATTGTTGTTAAAGCAGGCATGATCCATACCTCACTTTCATATTAATTCCCTTGGATTTCAGCAATTTGAGCATCAATAGCTGCTAGAACTGTTTTACGTTTCTCATCCTCTTTAAATTTCTCTAAAAATTCGATAGAAAACGTATCTTTTACAAGTTTAATTGCTTCATCTGCATCTAAATCCTTTAGAGAAGCTGTGTTTTGTCCTTCTGGCACCACAATTTCGCCGCTTTTAATCAAGCTTTTAATGATTGGATGCGTAATAAAAGCCAAATATTCAGCTTCTGGTAATGTATTTGTCCCCGGAATAACCTTTATATCATTTGCAATACGTGTGTAATTACCTTTGTTGTGTACTAGCATTAGATACCCTCCCCACGCACAATAGCCATTGGATAGCGCACAATTGCACCGCCACAGCGTTCTTCAAGCGGAATCTTATAATTCGGGAACTTGTATTCTTGCGGATGACGTGTAATATCCATCGATACAAGCATTTCAACAACATCTGGTGAGGAATCAAATACCAAAAAGCAATCTGTCCCGCCTGTGCCTTGTTCATTAAGATCAGATGTATAATCAATACGTTTGAACCAATTTTGTGACTGAATGTACTGTAAGCATGTTTGCATTGTATGTTCATTGTAGACTTTTTCTAGATGTTCGTATTGTTCTGCAGCTACTAAAAGCGTATCTGCTTCATGACCAGGTAACTTATTAACTAAGTTCTTCGCCTTTTTGATGTCCTCTACAATATCGATACCTTTTTTCTCTTTCCATTTTGTTGATGTGCCCGCTTCATTGTTTGGCACTGCGAGCACTTGAATGCCAGTGGCATTAACCACACCTAAAATATTATGGTCCTTGTCACCCATCCAAACGAGTTTATTTTCCTTTTCTGCAATGGCTTTGCGTGCCGTATCAGCTTTTGTCACCTCAACAGGACGACGTGCCATTTGTGCATTACGAATTTCTTGTACAGATAGATTGAAGGCTGTAGCAATGGAATAAATATTGACTGTATGACGTTTTAAATCAGCATCAACTAGTG